CCAAGCAAAGATGCCTGATGTACCATTGCCTGCGTAGCTAGGGTTGCTTCCAGTGCCGTTATTAAGACGGATAAACCCAGTTTTAGCCTGTGTGAGCGTGCCGTCAGCAGTTGCGCTAATGACGCAACGATACCAGCCATTTGCTAACACTTGAATTGCAGCAGAAGCGGCAGACCAACCCGTCTGCAACAGCATTCCAGAAACCGTTGCTGTTGCTGCTGATAGGTTAAAGAACGCTTCTGCTATGTTGCCTCCGCCGCCATTGCGAAGAAACAGATTTACGCCGCTGCGCCCATTTGCTTTTACAAAAACACTGAAAGAGAAAGCGCCGGTCGCAGTTGATCCTGATATTTGCGAAACACCGTGTGTAGATGTGGCACTGTCTTCGGTTATCGTATCCGCATTGGTCGTGCCATCAGGAGATGCGGTAACGTTAGCCGCAACAGTTGCGTTTGATTTACCCCATATTGCATTATCGAACTCTGCCGAATACGTCAGCAAATTCGTCCGCGCTTCCTCGATCAGCAGGCCGCGAGGTGCCAGCGTGACAGGATCATAGTCAAAGCGGGGGCCGTAAAAGGCCGAGGCTGTGGTGGCGACGTAGGGGCCGGGCGTGGTCTGGTAGGTGACGGGTTCGAGTTGTGCGCCCCACAGAAGTACGTCGGCAGTCTGTGTGGTAAATGTGCCACGGGTTTCGATGAGGAAGTTACCGATTGTCCCCACGGCCAGACCAGTAATAGATATACGCTGCCAATCAGCTGTGACGGTAAATACGTTACCTGCTAAGTTGTCGATAGCTAGCCGCAGTGTTCGGCCTACACTCGCAAGGTCGAAGGCTTTGACCCAAACAGACCCAACATAATTTAGCCCCACAGGTTGAGATAGGCTAGTCGGATTAACCCAAGAACGGTTGGCGGAGTTTGTATTATCAACGCAGTTAAACTGCACACGATCCGCAGTGGTCGTCCCATCTGGCGCAACACCTGCGTTAGCGGTCACTACCGGCGGAACTGCCACACCCGTCCCAAACTTAGACCAGTAAGCGTCTTCAAACGTCTGGCTCTGCAACAGCAAATTCGCAGGTGCGTAAGTGATCTTCCCCGTGCTGTCGACCAGCGTGGCGTTCGTGCCGCGTGAGAAGGTGATGCGGCTGTCAAGCGGGGGCGTGAGGAAGTCGAGGTACAGCGAAGCGCCGGGGAACGGACCGCTTCCGCCAAAGCCATTGATAAGGCCGCTGGAGCCACCCCACAGGCCGGATACGCCTTTGTATAGGCCGACACCTACCGCAAGCCCAGATACGCCGCTGTAGAGCCCTACGGCCATAGATTAGATCCCGGTCTGGACGACGGTGAGCGTTGCCGATCCCGACCCGCTACTGAGCAGAAGCCGAACAGACACTGGAATGTAAGCGTAGTTGCCCTGACGGTTAACGGTCTGCGCGACCAGATTCGTGTCAGGGTGGGGGAACCATGTAACTGTGCCGCCGTTATTCGGATCATCCAGCGTCTGCTGAATGGTCCAGTTTACGACGCCGCTTACGACGACCTGAAGGGAAACTTCCGGCTTGCCAAAATAATCCATGATGATCGGATTGGACGTTTTCGCACCAGCAGATGCGTCTGTCAGCGTCTGTACAATCGGCTTCATTTTGCCCGCCTTTTCTTAACTGGAGCCTCCACTGCTTCAGGAGCGGGTTCTACCTCAGGTTCCTCGGCAAATCCAAGGATATTTGCAAGGTCCACCTCGGTAATGCTTTCCCACGCTTCAACGGGCAGCGTTACTTCCTGACGTTCGCCTTTGGAATTTTGGTAAGCTCTGGTGATCATGTCTATAAATCCTTATTTTTTCTTCCGGGCCGCACGCATATTATCAACCAAATTTGGGTAGCTACGCCCAGCCTTTTTGGCGGCGGCCTTCGCGGATGATTTTTGGGCGGGGGACAGCGGCTTTGGCTTGCCGAGAGATTTAGGACGAGTTTTCTGCCATACCTTCATGTCAGCAATTCCATGCTCTGAGTGATTTATTGATCCGGCTATCCGGATCGTTTGCGGTCTTGGCCGATGTCAGCTTCTTTTTCATGCCCTTCATTCGGGCGCAAAAGCTGTCACGGCGAGATCCACCTTCCGGCTGCGGGCGTTTTAGATTGCTGCCAGTGGCCGCATTATACGCCTTCCGGCCAGCCTCATTGAGGCCACCCTTGGGGTTCTTATGCTTTGCCTTGAACTGAAAGTCCTTCTTCGACCGCATAGCCGTCTCCATGTAACTAGGGCGACCCGTAGGCCGCCCCAATCATTATGCCTGTGGCACGCCGTAGAGGCCAGCCTGAGTGTCATCGTCGAAGACGAAGACCCAAGCGGTCAGGCGCTTCACTGCATCGGCAGCATCGGGAACCGCGTAGGTTCCGCGAACGTCACCGGTCGTGGTCGTGGCAGCAGTCGCGTCAGCGGCAGCAAATGTGCCGGTCGTTACGAATGCGCCGTTCCATGCGGTCAGGACGTAGTTGCGGGTGTTTGCACGGATCGGAAGGCCGAAGATGTCACCAGTACCGACAAAGATGTCAGTAGCCGTAGCGCTTGATGCGATACGAGTGATGGTCTTGAATGCCTTCTTGCCGGAAACCGCAGTCGTACCGTTCAGTGTGATCGCTTCCGACATCGGAATGCCGTAGGCATCAGTGCCGAAGATAGTCAGAACAGCCGTAGCCGCACCAGCTGCGTCAATAATGACGTTACGCGGAACGTCCAAGGTAGCGACGCCGCCCGAAGCCAGAGAACCATTGATGACAGCGTTAGCTGCGCCAGTGATTGTCTGCTGTGCGCAGATGCCGTTTGTTACCAAAGCAGCCGGAACCACGTTGTACACATTGATCGGAGACATCCGAACGCCGGGCTCGGTAGCGGTTCCGTTGTTGGCGAAGTTTCTGCCTTCCCGAACGCCGTCAGAGAAATGAGTCATGAATTTTCTCCATATTTAGGGGGTGACGGATGCCACCCCCCTGAGGCCGATTAGGAAGCGCCCTGTGAACCCCAGCCTGCGCGGAAGTTCGAGCAGCCGAACGAATAACGCTCGATGGCTTTCGCCTTGAGGTTGTCGGTGTCGAAGTCCGTGTAGACATCGGTTTCCAGAGCTTCACGCTCGTAGTGCTTGAAGCCATTCGGAGCGTCGGTGAGCAGGAACCACGAGTTCGTGTCCGTGAGGAACATGTTAACGCGATGACCCTGCGGAACCGCCGAGTTGTTGTAGATCGCGTTGATGTCGTTGTTCGCCGTATCGACGCGGAACTGCGACTGGAGCAGGCGGGTTGCCGTCCACTGCAGTTCGGCGGGAACGATGAGCTTCGTAGGCTTGGTCATGATGCGGAGACCCGCAGCATCACGGAAGCGCTGAACGCCAACGATGGCATCCTGAAGCGACGTTTCGTTCAAGTCAGCCTGCACCGCGAAGGTATTGGCAACAACACCGTTTTCGATGGGGTGAGCCGTCGAGAACAGGGGCTGGCCGTCACCGATGGGGAAGTTGGCCGAGAAGCCGTTGTTCAGCACGGATGCGCCGAGAACTTCCTTGGTCTGCTCCATCGACTGGCGAAGAGCTTTCGCCTGCAGCGGGAACGACGACTGGTACAGGTTGTCCTTGATCGCCTGACGGGTGATGATGAAACCAATGCTGGTGTAACGGTTCACGTAGTTCGTTACATAGCGCTGGCCCATTTCGCCGTAAGCGGTCGAAGCGCCTTCTGCCTTGATCTGCGCCAAGCCGAGCAGCTTGACTTCGACTTCGATTTCAACGGCCTTGTCGGACGAATGTTTCTCGAAGATTTCCGACCACTGGCCCGGATACATCGGATAGTCGCCGAAGACGGCGGCCAAACCGGGCCGGAGCAGGTCACGGATTGCGGTTGTATTAATAGCCATTTTTCAAATCTCCTTGCTCGACCGATCAGAGGCCAGTCACGCCACCCTTGTACAGGTGGTTGTTGAGGATGACGAGCCAGTTAGCAAAGGAACCAACAGCGTTACCCGGGGTGGGGTCGAGCTGGAGAATCTTGCAGTTCAGCGTGTTGCTGGTGCCTTCCGAAGCATTGTTGATCGAAACAGCGGACGAACCCGTTGCAGTCGAACCAGCAGTGTAGAGGAAGTTGATGTTCAGGCCGCGATCAGCGAGGGCAATCGGAGTGCCGGCAGTGCCAGTTCCGCTGGTTTCCTGAACCGAGAACACGGTATCCGGATCGTCGATCACGAGAGCCTCAACGGTCGAGCCGGTGAGTACGCCCGGGTTGCCCGGCCAGTAGTTCTCAAAGCGCACGCGGCCAGTCGAGTCGGTCCACTTTACGCCCCAGAATACGCCAACGCAGGTGTTGCCTGCCGTGCCAACTTCGAGGAAGCCGGACGAGCCAATCGTGACGGGGTCGCCACGGAAGATTGCAGTCGCGTAGGTGGTGACAATTTCATAAGGATTTGTCGCGCCAGTCCAAGCAGAACCATCAAGTTTTTTGACGGGCTGAAAACCATTAGGCGCATTCGTTCCGTAAGACATACGGTTTCTCCATGCTAAAATGAATGATTCGGCTTTAACCTGCCTGCTAGGTACCGCGATACGTGACGCGACATCGAAACGGCTACCCGCCGAGGGAGTGGGTACGTGACCACCATCGAGGTGCAGGATACGTGACCTGCGTCGAGGTCATCAGAAATAACTCAATTCAACATATGCGTCAACAGCATAAAAAAGGCCCCCACCCAGCCGCCCGGGTGGAGGCAGTTCCCACAGCGCGTGTCAGTGCGCCGTGGCCGGAGGCTAGTCCTTAAACGACGTGACGCGCTCGAACGAGACGCCGCTGTCTTTATCCTCAAAGCGCGGCAGATTCGGGTCGCTCTGACCAGTCCATGCCACGTCCTGCAGGGTTTCGATGTTCTCCAGATCGCGATCTTCTATACGCTCGTTTACATCCCGTGTCGGGCATTCACAGAGCATCAGGCCGCCGCGACGGATAACCTGAACTTCGATGCCTTCGTAGCCCGGAAGGGGCGGAGGAACCATCTCAGGATGGCGTGATGCAGGAACTGGAGCCCAGCCCTTGATCATGCGATCCGTCATGTTGTCTGGATCGGGTTCGTTGAGGGTTGATTCGCGAACCCAAGCGTATGTCATGCCCGCAGGGATCTTGTCCTTGGGAACATATAGCTTGGATTGGAAGTGCGTCTCAGGGCGCTTGCGCATACCTGCTTCGCGTGATTCTGCTGCTCGGCTCTGCGAGATTCTCGATGCTCGTGCCATTTTTACGATCCTTTATTCTGCTTCATCATGTGAACTGCGTAGTATTTTTCAGCCTCAAGGTCAGTCATGCGCCCACCCTTCTGGTTGCGAATTGCACCTGATTGGGCCAGCTGATGCGCCATTCGACGCTGGTCGGCTGTAAGGCGGATGGTCTTGGAGTTTTTGCCTTGCTGGTTCGGCGCACTACGCTGGACAGGGGCAACATTGGAATCACGAGACATTGGCGGCGTTCTTTTGCTTGGGGCTGATACAGCTGTGAATGCGTCAGGATATTCCTTGCGCATGTGGCGGTCGATTTCTGTGAAGTAATCCACCCCACCGATTTCGTCGTCACGGCCTTCAGCGCGATACCGACGCTCGATTCGGCGCGCATACAGCGTTGCCTCTTCGTGCATCTCAGGATCGAACTCAGGCGACTGCGGCTGGAACCACTCGTTCTTCTGAATCCAGCTGGCTGTGCGCGGCTCAAGCGTGGCCTGCGGGCCGGTCTTGGGCTGGGCTTCCTGCTGCACCTGCGGGGTCGAAACCTTTTGCTGAGCCTCCCAGTTCTCGACGCCAGCGAGATCGTTCTGCAGCTTGTAGTAAACGCTCTGCAGTTCGATGATCTGCTCACTGTCACCCATAGAGTGAGCTTCCACAAGCTGTTGCTTGACCGAGTTGGCTTCGTTGATGAGGTTGTTCTTGTAGTGCGTCATCATCGCAAGGTCAGACTGCTGCCGCATCTGGGCTTCATTCTGCAGGCGAGACTCTGCCTCCTGCGCACGACGCTCGGCTTCAGCTGCCTTGCGTGCCAGTTCGGCTATGCGCTTGTCAGGCGAACGCTTGCGCTTCGGAGCCTCCTCTTCGGGCTCCTCTTCTTCCTCTTCAGGCTCTTCCTCTTCCTCGGGCTCCTCTTCGGAATCTTCTTCCTCGTAATCGCCGAGGCTTTCGCCGAGATCGTCTTCAGTGATCTCGATGTCGATGTCCTCCGTCGCACCCTCTTCGGTCAAAGGCAGTTCTGGAATTTCTGTGTCTTCTGACATGCTCTACTCCTTAAAAATCACCAGCGGATTTGCCCGATGCGACATCGTCAGGCCCGGTAATAACCGCCATGACGCGATCATCAGGCAGCAGCGCCATTGCAACGCCGCGATAAGAAACCATTGTCGACTCGTAGCGCGGGATCAGAATCCAGTCGCCGACCTTGCACCACGGCCCGGAACGCTCGAACTTCTCGCCCTGATAGGCTTCAGGCCCAACGGCGCACACCAAGGCAGAAACCGAGGAATACTTGTCTTCAGCGCGAACCGTGTCGGGCAGGTAAAGCGTCACTTCCGTGCCGTCTTCCCGCGTGATCGTCTTTAGCTCTTCGGGGCGGATGTAAATTTTAACAGCCACGAGATACCCGGCTGGCCGCATATCGAACGGCTGGCCTGTCATCTCCACGAACTGCTCATCGATGAATTGCTTCGCAAGCGCTTCCTCGTGAGGCTCAATGTTACTCATGCTCATCAGTAATGACTCCCTATTTTCTGCTCCGGTATTTTATCATCATCAGGCTGCATCATACGCTTATACTCGTCGGCGATGACCTGAATTGCAGCCGTATAGCCACGCACCAACGCATTCCCCTCCAGAACCTGAAGGGCAATCTCTTCCGCCGACGATGCAGGGGTATAGCGTTCCCCTTGGCTGGCCGGCCTAAAACGTGCATTTAATGAGTATTCCGTGGCGCGATCTCGCAGCTCACTGATACGCTCAACCGCTCTGCGGCTTAGTTCCTCTGCGCTCAACTTTTTTCTCCGGTAGTTTTTTATAATTCTTCGTTGCAGCGGTGAATTCTTTGCCCACCTTCTGCGGAATTCCAACCTTTTTCGCAAAGGCAGGATTGTTTGCGACCGCGCCCATGAGGCGAAACTGACGCTTCGATCTCGCAGGCACGGTCGCAGCCCCCTATTACTTGCCGCGTAGCTTGTTCATGGCATGGGTGATCTGGCCTTCCGGCGTCATCATGCCCTTGCGAACCTTGCCAGCGCCGCCCTGAGCGCGCTTGACGGGCTTCATCATCTCGCCACCCGAAGCGCAAGCCTTGCCGCCCATAGCCTTCTTGATGGGAGCCTGACCCTTGCGAGTCTTGCCAGTACCGCCGACAGCCAGCTTGGAAGCGCGCATATCCGTGGGGATCTCGCCGCCGTCCATCATGCCCTTCTTAGGCCCTCCAACAGCGATCATGACCGCGAGGCCATCCTTCTTCGGCTTGCCACCGTCTTTCATACCGCCCATTTCCGTGGCCAGCTTCCTTGCAGTGTCAGACGACGTGTGAACCTTGCCGCCGTCCTTGTACCTGCCGCCCTCGACATCCGCTACGCGATTGGCTCTGTTAATAGTCCGGCCCTGTTCCTTGGTCGGCTTTAGCTTCGCGACATCCTCGCGGAAACGACGCCCAGCTTCACGCTCGGCAGGGGTCGGGCCCGGAGGCGTCTGCTTCTTCACAGCGCCGCCAACCTTATAGGTCGGGATCGGACGAGCGTTCGCGCGCTGCTGAAGCGCCTTCGCACCGTTCGGCTGATTGGGCATGGGCTCAGCGATTGCCGGGCCGAAAATTGCACGAGCCTTGGCCCGCAAGTCACTCATTTTCATTGGAAACCTCCATTGTTACGCACGGCCTCAGACTGCATCTTCATTACTGCAATCCGTTCTCTTGAGGCCCGATCTTCTGCCTCCGTCTGAGCTTCGATTTGCGCCCTAGCCATATCGACCTGAGCGTCAAGTTTGCTATCAGCTTCGCGCTGCTGGATCTTCATCTGCTCGATCTGCAGCATCGGATCTGGGCCCGGAGGCTGAGCCTTATAGGAAGGCGCAAGCTGCTGCATGGCCTGTGCCACCATAGCCGCAAGCTGGTTCTCGATCTCCGGCGGCAACGGCTGGCCCGGAGGCGGCAACGGCTGGCCAATGATCTGCTCGACCTGAACGCGCATCTTCAGAGCCAAATGCTCGTTGATGTGAGCCTGCAGCGCCGGGTTCTCTTCGGCAATAGGCGCGTGCGCCGCGATGTGCGCGTCGTGGTCCTGATATGCCCCAGCGACTAGCGGCTTGCCCGTCAGCGCGTTCTGGTTCTCTGACAGCGGGTCGAGCGGCCTCGGCTTCGCCTGCTCAGGCAGCAAGAGCAACTGGATCTTCTCTTCCGGAATGCCCATCTCGACATACATCTGGCGATAGGCTTCACGCAGATTGTGCTGATCAGGCTGCTGTGTCGCGAACCGCAACAGCGCCTCTGCGCGCATCATGCGCTGCGCCGACGATGAAATGTTCGGATCGCTTACCGGAATAACATCGATACTATCCGAGAAGTCTTCCCGCATGATCGCCGACATTCCGCCGCGAACGGGGAACGGATACGGCTCGTTCGGCAGGTATTTACCGAACAGCTTCGCAATCTGCTTCAGCTCTCGGTTGAACGCCTTATGGGACCGCTTGAGGGTCGCCGACTGGAGTCGGGTTGCCGCTTCCATAAGAGCCACAGTCGTTCCAACTGGGGCGTCCTGTCTGCCTTCACCCACGGCAATCTCCGCCGTGTTTGCGAGATTCCGCGCACTCTCATAGGTTTCTTTCAACAGTGCCAGAGAAACCTGCGAGGGCTCCTTATACGGCATCGTCATGATCGCGTTCTGAATCGGCAGCCCGCCCGTGTCGATTTCACGGAACTCGGTCGGACCAATCCCGATGTTATTATCGTCCAGACGCATGCCCTTGACGCGCAAACCGCCCGGGAAGTTGTTCAGCGTCGCCGCGTCAATCAGCTGGCGGCGGATCGATGTCGCCGTCTTCGCCGAATTGCCCAATAAATGAGCATATCCGAGCCCGTAAAACCCAACACCGGGCATCAGCTTATAGTGAACGAAGTTACCCTCGCGCTTGAACGTCGGATCGCCCTCCGCATAGTTCCGATAGATCGACAGAACCTTCCGGCTGCTCTCTTCAATCGTCACGATATACGGCAGAGGAATGCCATCCTCATTCTCAAAGCCTTCGAGGTTCAGATCGGCATAGACCTCGTAGATCTTATACTCTTCCGTGCCCTCAGCACCCGGTTCAACGCCCTGAACACCGTCGACCTGCGCCTGAATCGGCGTCTGATCCGTGTCGTTCGCCTGCGGATCGCCAATCTTAATGTCGCGATACACGCCCGCCAGCTGCGCCAAACGGAAATTCCGCTGCGTCATCGGCGTTATGTGGCAGAAACGCGGCGATGTCTCCAAATCCGTCGTGCCATAGGCCACGATGAAGTTATCCGGCAGGACAAACCGGCTCACCGGACGCCCCAGTATCCGGTCCTGATACACTTTCTTGAACGTCGAACCCACCAGCGCCAGCCAGAACAGCATCTGGTCGAACTCTTCATAGAATTCGGGGGCCAGCTCCGTCAGGTACAGATTCATGAAATCCTTGACCCGCGACGCCTGCGCCTCCAGCTGCTCGTTCGCAACGCCAATGATCTGCGTCTTCACCGGACCACTGGCCGGCAGCAACTCACCGCAAGCCACAGCCTGCCAACGCACCACAGCTTCGGCCAGCAACGGATCATAGACCCCGCACGCGCCCTTGAACGGCATCGAGCGGTCTTCCATCTTCAGACCCATCAGCTTGATGCCCTCGGACATCGTGGTTTCCCACTCGGCACGCGACTGACGATCTTCCTCGACCCCGCCGAGCAACATCTCACCCAGCCCCGTCAGGTCCATATCGTCCATGTACAGCGCCAGATTCGAATCGTGCAGAATCTCCTCTGCAACGTCTTCCTCGGGGTCAAAATCAATCTCGACGCCGCCATCATCCAATTCGGTGATCTCTGCGCCGTCGACCATCTCAGGCCCGCCTATGTCGATTTCGTATTCGGCCTCGCCCTCAGGCATTTCAACGTCAACGCCACCAATCCCCTCATATTGAGGGCGTAGCATATCTTCGACGGTCATCGGTTTGCGGGCCATTATGCCTCCTATCAATAAAATGCAGCGCGTTCAAGCGGCGTATCGTAAACCTCTTCATACGGGTTTTCCGTATTATGCACCCATCCGGACTGCTTCACCCGCAAAAATGCCATTGTCATCGTGTCTACCCAGTCCCGCGAATCCGCAGCCGGGAACTGCACGCACTGCTCCATGAAATCACGCGCCCACGGCCTCAACTGATCATAGGACGGCTTCATCGCCGGCAGCCACACCCTGCCATTCTCGATCAAATCCGTCACCAGCCGCACACGGGCGATCTTGTCGCCAAACTTATCCGGATTGAACGGCGTCGCCACAATCCCTGCACGCCCCAGATCCTGTATCAGCATCTGACCGTTCGCCTTCGCCTCCACCAGTACCGTATCCGGCTGCCGGTTCCTCGATACCTTGATGGGCGACCGATAGTTATCGTCCCTGTAATCCGTCGCCATGCGCTGTACCATGCGCCGCAGCACCGGCCACTCAGCCCGGTCGCGCCACACCGACAGCAATATCAGGTTCGGTATATCATTCTCATCGTCAAACACGCCCCACGTCGTACTCGCGCTATACGCCGACGTCTTATTCGCCGTCAGCGCCGTATCCCACGCCTGTATGACATACTTCACCTCCGGCGGATCGGGCGAACGCCACCACTTAAACCACGTCTGATCGATAATACCACCATCATCCACCACCGGATTCTGCTGATACAGCGACGACCAGATCCGACTCGTCGTGGAAGGCTGGCGGCGGATCTTCTCCAATTCCTCTTTCGGGAACTGTTCCGGCCACAGCGCATCTCCGGGCTTCCGCCCCAAAATGTCATTGTCCACCGCCAGCGCAGGCAAAACCACCCGCTCCCACTTCTCGCCCTCACCATCCCGTTCGCCCTGATCCAAGCGACCCATGTGATCACCCAAATGCCAGCGCGTCCCTATCAGGATGATCGGCGTGTCCTTGTTCTTACGGCGCGTAAAAAAATCCGCACCATACCATGCCCATAACTTATTCCGCTCACTCTCCGACTCCGCCGCCTGAATCCCCGACAGCAAATCGTCCCCAATCAATATATCCCCACGCCGGCCCGTCACATTCGCACCAACCGCCGTCGCGTGATAACCACCCGACTGCGTCGTCATCCACTCACCAGCCGCCGTCTTGTCCGCACTGATCCCCACATCCGGGAACAACCGCCGATGCTCGTCGCCCTTGATGACGTTCCGCACCTTCAAACCAAAGGAATCCGACAGCTCCTGCTTGTGCGTCGCAAAAATCACGTTCTTCGTCGGGTTCTTCGCCAAGTAATAGGCCGGGAAGTAATGCGACGCAGCAAACGACTTCCCATGCCCCGGCGGCATCGAAATCATCAACCGCATGATCCTACCCTCAGCAACCTCATCCAGCTTGTCACAAATCAACTTCAAATGCGGCGGCGGCCTCATCCCACTCACATACTCAATATACTTCGCAAACGACGCCATCGCCTCCTCGCGGGCCACCAACTCCGCCAGCAATTCGTCTATCGTCAGCTCAGCGCTCATTTAGCCAGCCATAACAGTCCAGCCGCCACAGAAACCGCGAATATCGCAGCATAAACCGGAAGCGGCCAAGAGCCAAAACAAACCCAACGCTGCCAGATCGGCGCGGATACACGTTAATCCCCGTCCTGATCAACTCGCCCTCGTCACGGATATATATCATTCAGCGTCCCTATACTCCGCGTCAATCACCGTCACAGGCTTCGCTCTATCCGCAACCATCGCCCGCAACGTCGCCAAATCCAAATCCTTCGCCGTCACCGTGTGATTGATATTCAACGTCTGATCCATCATCCCCAACAATTGCGCCTGCGTCTTCACCGCACTAATCGCACTCGTGAAATTCTTCGCGTCCAACGCACGCTCATGTACCGCCTGCAACTCATCCAAAAACAAATCCCGCGTGTACTCCGTCCGCTCAATCACCATCCCAGATGACTCAGCCTCCGCAATCAAACGCTGAACCTCCACACGCGCTAACTGCCGCTCCGCAACCACCTTGATGTGATACTCAGGATTCGTAATCCCAGCCCGGACACACGCCAACTCCGCAGGGTTCTTCGACTTCAATGCACGCAAACGCACATACTCACGCGCAAAAACCAAATCACGATCCTCACGCATCGCAATCTCAGCTTCCTCGCTGATCAAAGATCCTAAACCAAAACCACCGTCATCCATGTCATCCAACATAATCATCATCCGCGTTAAATCAATAAAATAATCAATATGGAACCGCAGTTATAAACAAAGGGGGCCATATTAGGG